TATGTTTGAAGAGCTTTACGGTCAGTCTGGGCTGATCATGAGCCACAACAAAACGGATATGGAAACGAAGGTCAAAGGCGACCGGACAATTCTCTGGAGATCTGCGGATAAGCCGGACCGTCTGCGTGGAACGAATGCCGGGGCTGTGTACATGGATGAGGCGTCGTTCTGTGACGAGGATACTTATAAGGTTCTGCTGGGCCGCTTAAGAAAGAATCCAGGTAAGTTATGGGCGACATTTACCCCTCGGGGGAAAAACAGGTGGGAATACCGAGCCATCCAGGCTGGCATTGCTGAAATGATTCATGCTCCATCTTACTCCAACACCTTCAACCCTGACTTCTTCGTGCAAAGCCTTAAGGCAGCGTATGATGGGGCTTTCTACAAACAGGAAGTCGAAGGGCTATTTTGCGATACGGACGGGGCTTTGATGAAGTCATCGTGGATCAGACCATGGCAAGGGCCGATTCCCGAGAGGCTCATTATGTGTCGGAGTTGGGATTGTGCTGCCACTGTGGGAAGAAGGTCGGATTACACGGTTGGGACTCTGATGGGCCTGATTCCTGGTACTGAGAAAGTGATCATCTTTGACCAGATTCGCCAGCAATACTCGGCTGAGGACGTTGATCCAAAAATCTCGCAAACATCGGATGAGGATGGACCTGAAACAACGATTGTGATTGAGGTCGAGCCTGGATCGGCTGGCAAACGGTTGTTGCAGCATCAACTAAAGAATCTGGCCGGAAGGCGTGTTGCCTGGAGTTCACCTGGGTCAAACAAATTGACAAGGGCAGTTCCTTTTAGCCGCGCGGCATCAGCTGGAAACATTTTCTATGTTCTTGGTGGCTGGACGGATGCGTGCTTCGAGGAGATCGATTCGTTTACTGGGACTCCTGCGGATGTACATGACGACTGCGTGGATAGTATCTCGTTAGGATATACGCATTTATGCGGCAACATGAGAAGAGTGATTGCTGTATGATTGACAAGGCTCAGAAATACAGTTGCATACTCGCTGATCCACCGTGGCCGATGAGAATGGCTAGCCAACGAAAGAGGTCGAAAGAGGGGAAGAAGCCAGATTCTCTGCCTTATCCCACACTGAGCCTAGAAGATATATGTAAGTTAGGTGTTGGAAGTCTGGCTGAACCCGGGTGTCATCTCTGGCTTTGGACAACGAACAGCCACCTTAAAGAAGGGTTCCATGTCATGGAGTCCTGGGGGTTTAAGTACCTTGCTCCTATTCATTGGGTAAAGCCCTCTGGAATGGGGAACTGGTTTATTCATAGGACACAAACCCTTTTGTTTGGCTACAAAGAGAAATGTGTGTTTCCGCTTGGAAGGTACAAGCCAAATGTGTTGTTTACAACTGACCCTGTGAGGCACAGCCAGAAACCAGACGAGTCATACAGGTTGATCGAATCTATTAGCCCTGGTCCTCGCCTTGAGTTGTTTGCTAGACAGAAAATCGACGGATGGGATTCTTGGGGCAACGAAGTAGAATGCGACACAGTGATTGCTGTTTGACATGAGATCTGGTATATTTCGGCGTTGACATATTTACCGCATCTACCAAAGGTTGAATCGTGACGAACTGGATAACAATTGTGGGGCGTGATAAACGCTCCTGCATCTACTGTGGGATCAACGACTTAACCGTCACTGTCTCTATTGTCAATAATGACAAGGAGGCTTTGGCGGGAAACTCGGCTGTTGTTTGCAAGGAATGCCGGAAAGCAAAAATTAAAAAGTCGCTAGGGATGCCTGGGGCTAGAGCTTTTGCTGCCGAGATCAAGCGTAGGAACAAGATGGCAGGGATTGCCAATAGCGAGCCTGTAAAGCCACCTACGGATGACGAGCAAGTGCATATAGGAAATTTCAAGCGGAGATTGCCTCCGAGAGGCTGTTACCCGTATTCTGTGCGTGAAATCGACGTGCCATATTAAAAAAAAGACCCCTCAAGCAACAAGCTCAAGGGGCTGATGGATTCTGATCGTCCGTGACCAGGACTGAGCAAATATTGTACACGCAGAATTAGGATCTGGCAAGTCAGATGTTCAATTCCCGTGAAAGTTGGTAGAGCAACTTCTTTGCGAAGTCTTCTGACTGCCTTATTTCGCAGTTGGGCCATTCTCCCGCCTTCTCGTACATTTCTACGAGGTCTTTATAGGCTAAACGCCCACGTTTCCGCAGTTTTTCAGGAGTGAATGTGGATTCGATTAAGGCTGTCATGCCTTCTTCTGCCTCCTCTTCGGTCATTCGGTAGCCATAGACTTCGTTTTCTGTTTCTTCGATCTCGTCTTCGTATGACATTTCTCTATCCTTTCGAGTGGGTGTTAAGGGACGGATGAATTCTATCTCATGGATGATCAGGGCGCAAGGGGAGATTTGGTTTTTTCTTTTTCGGCCATTCTCGAGCGAGCATCCCTGACGATTTCAGCCCACTTATCCTGATCAAGTTTTTTTCGACCGATGATATCGTCCATCAACAGCTTCATCTCTTCGACCGTGTAGATATCAGCCGGAATACCGTAGACTATTGTCCGTTCAACCATGTTCATTTTTAACCTCGTTGGCCTGGATCTTGTTGATCATGGCGAGTAGTAATGTTGTGGGAATGACGATCCGTTCCCGATAGTTTTCCAGTTGCGCGGTTGCAACACGCTTCCATCCATCAACGACTTCTGGCGTTAGCAGTTCTATACTCATTTTTTCCACTCCTTATCGATGAGGTGATGAACCCCAGATCCCAGACTGCTCCATTTGTAAGGCTCAAGATCGTCCAGCCCATTCCATAACCTAATATCCTCGGTGAAACTTCTAATCATCGATACTGCCCGTTTGCATGACTCTCTTTCCCAGTCCGTGCGATTCTGCTTCAACGCATACAGGATTATACATGTCGCTGTTTTTAGCACCCTAAAGTCGCTCAGATAAGCATCGTCCGGTTCTGGTGAATCAGGTTTTGCGCTGAATCCTATCTCCAGTTCTCTGGCTCGCTCCGCAGCCTCAACGTATTGGCCCAGAAGATCTGTATTGGCCTTGTCTATCCTGGCGATTTGGGACTCAAGCTCAACGATTTGGTTTCGTTGTTCAACAATCACTGCAATCAGTTTTGATGCCATGTCGCTATCACTGCTCATGCTACAGCCTCTTCCTCTTTAAGAACCATTTTCGCAACGCGATAGCATTCATGAGCCTCGTTGCATGCCAGGTGAATCGCAAATCGCAGATGTGGGTTCTGGAATCCCGACTTGTCATGTCTCCGTAACTCTCTTTTGGCCCAAATCGCTCTACGAGCCATGTGAAATACAATTTCTCTGCTCTTGTCCATCTTCAATTCCTCTCAATCATGGGTGATACACGATCCACCATTCGCTTGAAATGTATTTGAGCTTTCCAGTAATCGCCGAAAAAGCATGGGTCTTCACTTGTCATAATTCTTGGCAATGTGCGAAGGGTGTACGGTAACCCCAAAGGGCAATCTATCTCTTTGACCAACTCAATGGTGATGCCGTTTACTGTCAAAGAGTTGATTTCAATTATATCGTTTTCAATCATCGTCATCCTCTTCCCATTGTGATTGAATCCTTGCGGTATCCATGTCCCATCTATTTATTGACCTGTGGTAAATCATCTCAGGCACATCAGAATCAGCCACAAAGACAAAAATGTGCATCATTTCTCGATCAGCTTTGTCGGCAAAGTCTATCAGGTCGTTCAGGTCTGCCTCCATAATCCCTTTCACGCACCCAAGATAGACACAGAAATGTCCAGCGTGCAGAATTCGGTAACCGAGGAATACTCCGCAACTCAGCTTAGGGGTTCGCACTGAAATCATCTCCGAATATGCCAGAAATCAGAACGTCCAAATACCGTAACTCCGAGATCGTTGTTTTTGTAAAGTCATCTCCCTCTTGCATCTGCTCACTTAGCAACCGGAAATACTGGTTCAGGTGCAGTTGGATAAGCCTCAGGTGCTTCGGCTGGATGCCGATCAGTGAGTGGAGGGTTTCGTCTTTATTCGCAGTCATCTTCATCAGGCTCGCTTTCGTCTGGTTCTTGGTTATCGTAGTTGTCCCCGTAGCACAGGCATCTCTCTTCGTGTTTGCCGCATGTCTCGCAGTAAGCATCGCACTCACACAGCACCCAGATTTCTTCGCAGTCAGGGCATTTTTCATCAGCGTTCATTTGAAATGCTCCCTCGGGGGATCATTAGATTTAAAATGCACCTCGATCAAATCCATGATTCTCTGGACTTCTTTTGCCATGGCAACTTTATCTGTCCAGCCTGTAGGTGGTTCACCGTGTACAAGCCAGTCTCGACGGTCTTTCAGTATCCACCAGGCGTTTTTTAAGGTGCGTTTATCGATGAAGCCTGGGGAGTCTTCTTGTTCTTTTGTCCTGTCGTAAACAGGAGTATATGTTGTGGCCTTGATCATGATTCTCTCTCAGTTAAGTTCTGGGTTGATCCAGGAGGACGAAAATTCGGAACCTTCTTCGGCAAACTCACGCATGGATTCATGAAACTCGTCTTGAAGGTACTTGGCTGTGGCTAAATCCTTTGTCTCTACGCCAATGATCATGACCTCGTCCATCTCGTTCCTGTAGCTGGTAGCAAACAGGCAGACTCCTTTTCCATCCAGGCAAAACTTTGTTGCCACTTGAGCCACTGTCTCGAACTCTTTGGAGAAGTACTCATACATGCGTGATATCAAGGCATCGTTGACATACTCTTTCTCAGGCTCGCTGAGATCTGTTGTGAACTGAATCTTTGTGTTGAATCTCATACTTGAGCCTCTTTCATCAGTTTTTTGTATCTATAAAGCAAGTCTTGAGACTCCCAATCTGTTTGGTAAGACTCAACGTAAGTCAAGTAGGCCTTTTCGTGCATCTTCTCCATGTGACGTTTGCGGTCTGGATTATGGTTAATGTCGTGCTGGATCTTTCCCAGCAGTTTATGGTGAGGTAGCATGAGAAGCGGTATATAAGGGAAGTCTTCAGGGAAAGGTTTTTCGGACCAGATCTTTTTCCAGTCAGCGATGGCATATCCATACCCAAATGCATAGAGTTCGATGCCGTTGACAATCGTATCCTCTGTCTCCCATCCATTCTTTCTCAGGATGCCCTTCATAGCTGCCAGTTGACCTGGATTAAATTCTGTTGAGTACTTGAGCGAGTTCGCCATCGATCCTCCCTGTGTGACGTTTCTTATGTGTTCCAGCCTTGGAGGAATGTTAGTCTATGGATACAGGAATGTCAATACGCGACTAATATTTATGTACACAATTTTTAAAAACTCGCCAATCTGTTATAATATAAGGGCTTATAGCCTAATGAGAGGGTAGAATCTAAGGTGCTTATACGTTTTTGTAAGTCTGATTGGCAGGTCGTTGACATGGATATGAGGGTGATGTACAATTAGTGGTGAGACCAGGGTTGAAAGAGAGCGTCCTAAGCCTTGTGCTGAATACGATAACCCCCTCATCAGCGAGAGCTGAATCTACTACCCAGCATGAACCGACGGTTAAACTGGGTGACGGAGGCAAGATAAGTGGTGAGTCAATCACCCGCCTATACGCGAACTGGATCGCATCCGTCGT